TAGTATCTGTTCAGCGGGAGGCGAGTCCCGCGCTGTGGGTAAAAGTTGCGAGTCCGCTCAGGGATCAGGTTCAGGCGGTTGTACTGCACGGTGGATGGCCCATCGATCTCCGGTAACCCGGCGTCCTTGACCTCCTCAACCGCGAACAGCCGCTCGCCCTTGCGGAGTTGATCCAAAAATCGCTCGCTGCGCTCCTGGATCTTCTCAAAACCCTCGTCGCCGTACTTCTCTTACCGGCGCCCCATCAGGTAGGCCATCGCCAGCTCGCACGTGATCCGTTTGAGCAAGGCCAGCGTGTTGCCGGTCAAGCCCGCCAGGTCATCCGGACTGTAGAGCCGCGAGACCGTGCAGGCCGACTCGATGCGGCCACTGGCGTCGTCCAGTGCGGCCAGGACCTTCGTATCGGTGGTGATGTTGTCGACCGGGTCGCCCGTGTCCGACGCGAGATCCTTGATGATCGCCTCGTCGAACCGAGCGGACAGGTCTGTGGGTGTGGCGTAGGCCATAACGGCTCCGTATCAGCCGACGGCCGAGAACAGCACGCCGGAGGCCGGCGCGACCATCTTGGCAACCAGGTTTTCGACCACGCGGCCCTTGGTTCGGCGGTTGTCCGCATCGCGGATGCTCTCGACGGTCATCTCCTCAAGGGCGAAGATGCAGCAGGTCGAGAAGTTGGGCGCGTCCGCCACGCCGACCAGACCACCGGGCCGAGCGGCCATGAACGGCGTGGCCTTGGGCAGGATCTGGCTGACCGACTTGGTGGCACCCTTCTTGGTGGTGACCTTGCGAGTCTTCTCGACCGCCAGCGGGAAACCGTACAGCTTCGCCGGTAGGCCGTACATCACGTTCTCGTTGGGCAACTCGCCGCGGACCTGGGCCAGCGCGTCTGGCGAGCCCTTGATGTAGTCAACGATCTCCTGGGTCTGGGCCAGATCGGCGGCCAGGGCCGAGTTGATGACCACGATCAGGTCATCCAGTTCCACCGCGGCCAGCGTGTCGTCGAGGATGATCTCGGCGGCCGTGGTCAGGCTTCGCTTGATGTCCTGGCGGGCGGTGGTGGACTGCGCCCAGTTGCCGGTGTTGCCGGTGATCGTGGTCACGTTCAGCCGGTGCGACGCGGCGTAGTTGTCGGTCGTGGTCAGCGCAGTGATCGCCAACTGAGTCCGCGCGGTCATCGCCTGGCGGGACTTGATCGAGGCGTGCTGCGCGAGGATATTCCACGACGCCTGCTCGATCGTTAGATCGCCGAGCATGAACGGGTACACGTACCGCGTACACTCGAACGGCTTGAACTCGAACTTCTCGGTGCCGTCGTTGCCTTCGGGCGCCGGCTGGCCGTCGTACCAAACGAAGTTGGCCAGGTCGGTGTACTGGATCCGGCCGGCCTCTTCGATTGTCATTTCCAGATAGTACCCAGCAACTTTTTTGACCGGGATCACCTGGACGTACTTGTTGACGGCGAACTTGTTGAGGTTCCTCGCGAAGTCGATGACCATCTTGTTGCTGGCATCGTGATCGCGAATGAACGTATTATGAGCTGAGGGAAAAACTGCAGCCATGGTGGTTGCTCCTCGTTTTTGTTGGGGGGAGGGCCAGCGGGCCGATCAGGAGGTCCCGATCAGACGATCGCCGGTCGTTCGGACCTCATTGGGGTGACTTGGACGAGGATCAACTCGCCGGCGGCGGCGGCACTCTGCAACGCCCGCGCACCGATGTTTTGCAGCGTGGTCCCGCTGCTGGCGATCGTGACCGCCCGACCGACCGAGTCGGCCTTGACCTTGTCGAACCGCGTGATCGCGGCGCCGGCCTCGACCAAGCACACCTCACCCTCGCCGTAGTACTTCATGTACTGGCCCTGAGTGGCGGCGTTGGAGGTGCTGACTAGGTCGGAAAGCGGCGGGTAGTTGGTGCCTTCCATCGCCACGCCGAGGATCTCGGCGTTGGCGGTTGCTTCGAGGCACTTGAAGTCGTTGGAAACGTCCGGGCGAATGAATCGCGAGCTCCGGATCGTCCCGTTGGCCATCAGGTGGGCTGGGGTGGCAGGCATTATTTGTTCTCCCTGTTAGGGTTGGGGTCAAAACTTGGAGCGGCGGGTCAGGCTGGCACCTGCTCGCCACGTTGGAGGCTTTCGAGCACGGTCTCGTAGTCCACGATTTCCCCGCTGGCCGCTTTGGCTTCGCAGATCTTCCGCGCCTGCTCGGAGTGCTCTTTGCTGTACTTGGTCCGCGCGAAACTCGAACCGGGACGGTCGGATGCACCGGCGGCGGCGGCGTCCGATCCGTGGGTGTGGGTCGGCAGTCCGTGGCCGAAGGGGATCTTGCGGTAGTTGTCTTCGATCGACTCGAGGTGCTCGTCGAACTGGTCGGCGGTCATCTTGGAGTAGCGGCACCGCTCGACCTCTGCTTTGAGGTCCAGTGCGTAATACGGACGCCGCTCGGAGAGTGCGGAGTAGCGCTCGGCGTCGACCCGGGCACCCCGCTCGGTGTCAAGTTGTTTGCGCAGCTCGCCGACGTCGTCGCGGAGCTTGACGACTTCGCGCTGCTCTTCCGCCTGGTCACGCGAGAACTTCGCCGGCGGCGTGGCCTTCTGGTAACTTCCGGCCGCCTCGTCCGGTTCGTCGGAAACCGTTCCGTTCCCCTTCGGTCCGGGATCGTCCGGTTCGACGGTGGCCTCGGTCGGCTTGTCGGAGCCGTCCGCGTCGGCCGAGCCCGACTCGTAGTGCTTCTTCTTGTTGGCGCGACGGGAGCGACGCTGCTTGGCGTATTCCTCAAACTCGTCGTCGTCCATGTCGTCGGCAGCGTACTTCCGGGGAGATCCGATCGGGTCGTGCTCGATCTTGGAGCCGCCCATGTCTTCCTTCTGGTCCGCGGTCTGATACTCGCCGGTGGCGTTGGCTTCGTAGCGCTTCTGACCGAGCTTTTCCGGCTCTTCGTCCGCGGCGGGGGCCGGGGGTGGAGGAGGAGAAGCTTCCCCCGGCCCCTGCGACGCGGGCGACAAGTCAGGCGCGGCGGCTTCGGGGGCGGGCGGCGGAGGCCCGGCGAGTGGATCTGCGGCGGGCGGTTGACCGAGTGGCGGTTCTGCCGGCATTCCATCGGCCGGCGGGAACTCTTCGGTCGGCGGTAGCGAGGTGTTCGGCCCCTGCTGCTGCTGGATCAATTGTTTGACGGCCTGAACCCAGTCGAGTTGCTCCAATGCGTCGACGATCTGGCGAATGTCGTCCGGGGAAATCATGGTCTGGCCTCCAGTAGGCGAAGGGGAATCCGCGGAGTAGCCGCGGTGTTTGGTTTGGTCGATGAAGTCGTCCGAGCGGACGGCCACGTTGCCGGCAGCGGGTGCCACGGCGGTGTACTTCTCGCACACGCGGCCGTGGCGGGTCGCCGAATACAGCAGCCCCATGTCGAGGCGCGGCGGTTGTGCTCCGAGAAGGGCGATCGGATCGAGGAACATTTCCTCGAATTTGTCTTCCAACCAGAGTTCCGGACTGCGACGAGGATTTCTGCGGACCCGCGGCAGCTCGTGCTTGAAGACGTGGAAGTCGGCCAGGATCGCGTACCGCTGCCGGCCACCGGGCTGGCCCATCGTGCCGAGACGAAACGGACCGGCGAATCCGGCGATGTCCGGCTGCTGGCCGTTGGGGTCGTCCGGGTCGGGCGTGTGTCCGAGCGTGATTGCCGCGTAGTCGCCCGTGTCGCGGATCCGGCGGTTGCACCGCTCGGCGACCAACTGCAATTCGCGGTGAGTGAAGCGGATTTTCCGGCCGTCCTTGGTCGTGGTCTCGTGCTCGGCAAAGACCGGGACGTTTTCGAGGGTCACGAACTCGCCGTCAGGGAACGCCTGGTCGGCTCGGCGGACGTTCGCCTGGGGCAGATCGCGCAAACCCGGGTCGATCGGCGGGCTGCCGGGAACAGGGGCGTCGCGTTGAGCAGTGGCGGTGACCATGTGGCAAGAACAAAAAAAGGGCCCGCCACCGCCCAAAAGGAACATGCGCTCCTGTAGGACGGTGACGGGCCCAGTGAATCTGGTGACCCGGTCTATTGGTTGTTGGTTACGTTTCGGGGAAACCGAACCTCACGCAGGTGAATTTCGGCTCCCCCAGCCGGCCGTCCTTGGCCGGGATCTCCACGCCGATCGTGCCGCGGAAGGTCGGGGCGGCTGCCTTCTGTAGCAGCTCGGCCAGGCCCTCGATGGCCCGCTGGTGCCGATCGCGGTTGCGGTCGGCCGGGTTATCGCGTTCAGTGGTATCAGGTGGTGGGGCCATTGGTCAATTCGGGTTTTGGACAGGCTCCAGCCCTGAACGGGTTCGGGACAGGGGTGAACTTTGACCCGTCATGCTCAAAGTCCCCGCACCATTCGTCGCTGTAGGTGGAGGGGAAGACGGCTTCGTTTCTGCGATTTTCGGAGTCCCATCCCGCTAATTGACCACATACGACCCGTGGAGCGTGGCGGCGGCAGAAGCCATCGCTCGCGCCCTTGTCCCAGAATCGACACATCTCGCATTTGGCGCTCAAAACAGTCTCCTTATTGTGTTGGTGGTGGTTTCTCCGCCGGCGGCGACTTCTCCTCGGTGAATTGGCCGTCCGGGTGCCGGCGATATCGCAATACTCCGGGGAGAGCTCGATTCCCACGACCTGATCCCAGCCAGCCGTGAGGGCGCCGATCATCTCGGATCCGCTCCCGCTGAACGGCACCACCAGTCGGCGAGGTGTATCTCGCTTTGGGGGCAGGAGTAGACGGGCCAGGTACTCGCAGAGCTGTAGGGGCTTGACCGTCGGGTGCGTGTTTCCTTCGCCTCGCTCCTGGGGGCTGGCCTTGGCGCAGTAGAAGAAGCGGGACGGGCCACCGCTGCTGGCCCCGATCCCGCTCTGCTCGTCAAGCTGTTCGCCGGCATCTTCGTCGAGGATCACGTTGGCTGGCCAGCGGCGTTGGGGCTTATTAGCATCATACTGTTGCTGTCTGTCTGTGCGTTTATCACGTCCATATGGACCATGAACACCGCTTTCAGCGTGTGGCTTTTTTGTACCCGTACTACGTGGTTCACTATTTACCCTACACCCATCAACATTCAACCCCGCAACTCCGTGCTCCAAAGCATTCTGTGCGAACGTCCCGTCCAGCGGTTTCATGGCGAGGATCACGGGTTCGTAGCCCGGCTTCAGGGCCGTCCCCCAGCCGTTCCATTGCTTCGCGGCGTCGGTGGAGGGTGCCGAGACAACCCGCTCTCCTTCTGGATGTTTCGAGTAACCATGTGTTTTTTCCTCGGCTTGAAATGTAGTCCGGCTTCGATTCGCCGAGGCGGTTGACAGCCCCACCACTTCCCTCTTCGCCCCCGCAGCCTTATCAATGGCCTTGGAAATATCATGCGACTTTGGAAACCCGGAACCATAGATCCACATCAGGCAGTCGCGGATCTCGAAGCCGGCGTCCTCAATTGCACACATGAGTCGGTGGTGGGTGCGGGTACCGCCGAAGGCGAGCAGCATGGCGCCGGGCTTGAGTACGCGCAGGACTGCCGACCAGCATCGTAGACTTGGCACGCCGTGATCCCAGTCCTTTCCCATAAACTCCAGCCCATACGGTGGATCACACAACACGGCGTCGAACGACTCGGCCTCCAATGACGACAACACCTCCAGGCAGTCGCCGCAGTGCTGCGTCGCTCCGTCGGTGTGCCAGACTGGTGTCATTCAGGCCCCTCTTCTCCCGGCGGCGGCTTTTCCTCGCTGTTGTCCGCGTCGTCGAGGACCAGCTCGAGCAGTTGATCGTAGGCGTGATCGGACAGCTCCAGCTCCGGGTGCTGGGCGCCCTTCTCCAGGACCAGGTCGGCCGCAGCGATCGCGTCGCCATGGGCCAACGTGCGAATATCGTCGAACAGCTTCGCGGCGTCGTCCTGGCCGGTGTCGAGCTGCCAGATCTGGCCGATCTTGTCGATCAGGGTCGTGCTCATTTGGATCCTTTCTGGGTGGCGATGTGGTCGCGGAGCATGGTCAGCCGCCGGTCGATCTCTTCCTTCACGGCCGGCTTGAGCTTCTCGAAGGCTTCGGCGGACCACCAGCCGGGCTGGTCCTCTAGGGATGCTGCGGAATTGGTTGAATACATCGCATGCTCACCGAGCTCGCTGGCCACGTACTGCTCGACCAGCCGGGCGAAGATCTCACGCTTCTGTCGCCAGTAGGCGCCCAAATGCACCTTGTAGCCCCTGAGCTTGTCTCGCTCTTCCTTGTCCTCCACCTCGCCGAGCTTTTGTTTCATCATCCTCCCGGCCTCGCGCTGATCGCTCATCGAGAAGGTCGCGCGATCGTAGAGTGGATTGATCAGATCGCTCGATGACAGGTGCGTGCAGACGAAGCTCTTTCCGCTATTGGCCCTGACGTAGGCGGCTTTGCCGTTCAGGTTGCCGGCCTCAGAGTCAAGCGCGTGAGCCACCTCGTGAGCGAGAGCGTTGCATCGCTCCACGCCTATGGTCACCGTCCGATCGCTCGGATGGTACAAGCCGCCGAATTTCGACATAAACGGATGCTTTCCGGATGTGTGGGCGATCGTCAAGTCGATGTGGTCCAGGATGTCCTTGATCGGTCCGATGACGCTCTCGATCTCGGTCATTCCGGTGGAGATCTCCAGCTTCTGCCGCGGGGTGATCGCCTTGCCGTCCTGGCGCTTGACTTTGTACCCTCGCTCTTTTTTCATGGAGGAGTCGACCGCGATCGACTTGTTGGCAAACGAGGTGTGCCGGCCCTTCTCGTAGCGCTCCCGGGCGTTGCGAGCCGTGCGGAATTCGCTATGCTGGTCGAGAATCTTGTCATCGAGAATCGCACCCTTGCTGATCGCCTTGCGGATCGTCTCGCGGTACTGCTTCCGCCAGTTGTTGGCGTTGACGTTGTCCGCGCTGGTGCCGTGCTTCATGTTTTGCAGCTTGGCGAGCGACTCCTCCCACCACTTGATATTCTTCTCGGATTGCGATTTTCTCTTCTTGGCTCTCGGGCCCAGCCTCTTGATCGACTGCTTTTCCGTTTCGATGCCGTAGAGCAGGTTGCCCATTTTCGAGATCCGGACCTTTTCCAGGTACTCATCCTCGGTCAGCTCGGTGATCTCACCCTTGCGGATCCGGGTCTGCTCCTGGGTGAGGGATGCGGTGTGCTTGAGCTGCTTGGCGAAGACGCGATAACCGCCATCGCCCTGGTCCATGACCTTGTCCGGGACGTCCTTGCCCTCTTTGATGGCCTTGCGGACGCCGCTGACGTAATCGATCACGTCGCCGCCGGACTGCTGCCACTTGTTCGACGTCGTCTGCCAGGGCTGCTTGCCCTCGATCTCGGTCTTCTGTTCGCGCTGCGGGACCTTGTCCTCGGGCTTCCATCCGCCGGGAGGCGGTTTGTCGAGGATCGTCTCGCGCTCTTCGGCCTTCGGCTGGGGATTCTCTGGCTCTGCTTTGGAAGCTTCCTCGGGCTGAGGTTTCGGTTTGTCCTTCTTCCGCGCCGGCGACTTGCGGAACGTCTCCAGCCAGTCCTCGATCGGCCGCGGCTCGATCCCGCTGCCGGCCATCGACTTGCGGTACTCGTCGTAACGTGTGGTCTCGTCGGCCGTCGGCTGGTCGTCGCCCTTTTCCGGCGCCCCCTCCCCCTCGGTGAATTGGCCGTCCGGGTCACGCGGATGGTCCTCCTCATTCCAGCCGAAGGACTGCTGCCCGGATCCCGGCTTGCGGCTGAACCGCTCGACGCGAGCGGGCTGGCGGCCACGCGGGACGAGCTGCTCACAGGAGAATCCCGAGCCCTCCCGGCTGTATTTCATCGGCTCGCCGTCCTGGATGACGACGATATCGCCCTGCCGGCCGGAGGCGTACCAGTCGTCGAACTTCTCGACCGTGGCGGCCTGGTAGTAGGCCCGCATGAATTGCTCGACCATCACGTCCGGGTCGAACGACAGACCGAACATCATCGTTTGGCTGTCGTCCTTCTGCGGCTTGCCCTTGACGGTCTCGATGCCCTCGAAGAGCCCCTGTTGCCCGACCAGCGGCTTGCGGGTCCATTTGGGCTTGTCGCCGGAGAGACTGCCCTCGCCCGCTCCGGTGGCGAATTCGGCCTGACGGGCGTCTTCTTCGGTGTTGAAGAGGGAGGTTTGCCCCTTGCCGGAGAACTTTCCACCATCGTCGCGCGGGTGCTTGTCCTCATCGAAAAGGCCGGCTTCATATTCCTCGATCTTCAGCCGCTCTGAGTCACCCCACCGCGGCATCCCGTCCGGGTCGAAATTCTCCGGGCCCGGCGGCTCCTGCGGCGGCGGACCTTCATCCTCGGGAGGCGGCCGGCTCATGCTCGCCGCCATCGCCTGGATCTCTTGGTCGCGGTCGGCACGCTGATCCTGGGCCATCGCCCGACCCTGGTCAAACTCCTGCTGGGACTGCGCGTCGGACTGCTGCTCGCGTGCCAGC